CAGAATTTGAGCCCAGAGCAATAGCATACGAATTCTGTGCAAGAGCGCCAGCATTGAATCCTAATGCCAGACTCGTCGACGACACCTTCAAGGTGCTCACATTGGCATACGAACCTATCACGTTGCCGTTGATGTCTATGTTTGCAGTCGAAGGGAGTGAGAAACTCGTGATACCAGTCAGCTGCGAACCGTTGCCTACGAAGTATCCCGCTATCACGTTGCCGAGAACGTTCACTTGACCGCTCACCGCGACGTTGCCACCGGACAGACGAACATTGCCGACGTTTCCGGAGGCCGCTATGGCGGCAGTCACGTTGGCATACGCACCGATGACGTTGCCACTGATGTCGATGTTAGCGGTCGAAGGGAGCGCGAAGCTCGTGATGCCGGTCAGCTGCGAGCCGTTGCCTACGAAGTATCCCGCTATCACGTTGCCGAGCGCGTTAACTTGACCGCTCACCGCGACGTTGCCACCGACCAGACGCACGTTGCCGACGTTGCCGGAGGCCGCTGTGACGGTCGTAACATTCGCGTACGCGCCGATGACGTTGCCACCGATGTCGATGTTGGCTGTCGAGGGGAGCGCGAAGCTCGTGATGCCGGTCAGCAGCGATCCGTTGCCTACAAAGTATGCGGCGACCGCGTTGCCGAGGACATTTACTTGCCCGCTGACAGCGATGTTGCCACCGACAAGATGAACGTTGCCCACGTTTCCAGAAGTTGCCGTCACAGTTGTCACGTTGGCATACGCACCGATGACGTTGCCGCGGACGTCGAGGTTCGCGGACGTCGGGAGCGTTGCGGTCAAACCGGTCAACTGAGACCCGTTGCCGATGAAGTAATTAGCGGTCATATTGCCAGTGATATTAAGCTCAGTTACATTCCCCGGAGTCCACGTATTGGACGTCAAGTTTCCGTATATATTTTGCGCAATTATGTCTACCGCAGTCACATTCCCGCTTACGTAGACATTTCCAATAAAGCTGTTCGTATACAACACCGATCGCAGCATCGTCGGCGGTAAATCTATAGGTACCGGCAGCTGACTCATGTCCTTTGTATTACACTACATTTTTTTAAAAAGACTATTTAGTTTTTAGCGGTTGTCGTTTGATCCCGGCGTTATATCGACATATAGATTATTTAAAGAAACTATTTTGCTTTTATTCTAAAGATGAAGGCAACGCTCCTGTACTATTCCAAGAAGGGCAAGCGCATTTCGTTCGACAAATATCGGATGAGTACGCTCAGCGTGATCACACACAAGGAGTCCGGAGAAGCGCTGAGCTATTCTAAGATCGGAAACTACAACGTGGCTACCGTGATGGACAACGACGGCAAGCAACGCACTATATACGTGGGTCGCGCAGTCGCATCCACGTTTCTGGGACCGCCACCGACGCTCAAACACACTGCCGATCACATCGACCGCGATCAACCCGACAACGACGCGCTGACGAACATCAGGTGGCTCGACAAGTCCGGGCAACGCGCGAACCAAAAACGTCCAGAGACGCACAAGACCGCGTTCGTCGTCATCAAAGACGGTCTCGAGAAGACTGCGAACGAGTGGGCAAGACACTTCGAAGGCGAGAAGACACCGGTTGGCAAGGAGTATACGAAAAGTATGATCTTTTATTATGCTCAACAGAAACAGCACGGATTCGCGTACAAAGAATATCCCGATCTAGACGGAGAGGTGTGGAAGTCGGTAGAAGGATCCGAGAACACACGAGGTCGATGGGAGGTCTCGGACATGAAGCGCGTGAAGTATGTCACGAAGCACGCGAGCAACGTGCTGTGGGGAGACCGGTTGGGACTCGACAAAGGATATCCTACCGTAAAAATCAACGGAAAGATCATCGGGTGCCACGTCCTCGCGTTCAAGACATTTTATCCTGAGTTGTGGGCAGCGAAGAAAAAAAACGAGGGAGTCCTTCATAAACTCGACGACAAGACGGATTTTAGGCCGCACATGCTCCGTCTCGGCACTCAGTCCGACAACGCCGAGGACGCGCACGACAATGACAAATATGCTGGCAAGAAGAAAGAGCGGATGAAATGCGTGTCGTACGTCGACGGCGTGTTCGAGAAGGAACATGAGAGCCAGGAGGACGCCACGAAGTACCTGAGGAAGAACGGATGTCCTAGAGCGTCCGGTGGTGAAATCCGCAAAGCGCTCAAAGCGTTCAAGAATGGCGAGACCAAGAAGAGATACGGCCGCACGTGGGAAACTCCTGCGAAGATCACCGAGAAATCTTCGTCGACATACGAGTTCAGACCGGCGCCGATCCACGAGTTCGAAGTGAAGAAGTTTTCGTGCGTCCCCGTCGGATCTTCCACGATTTTTATGCGCTGATACATATTTAAAAAAAACTAATGAGTTTCTTCAAAAATGGTATTCGATAAAATTAGTCATCACAGATAAGACAGACGGACATTGTTAAGATATTGACTACACGTAACGGCGGTCGTGTTTCCGCCGATCACTAAAAATGATCCGGTTGGAACCCACGAAGAGACGTCAGCGCTAACTTCCACGGCCCCGCTGGCTGAGTACACCGTTAGGTATCTCTTACCGACGACAGATTGTACCGACAAACTCAAAGGGACCCAGATATTGTTTGCGTAATGAAGTGAATTTGTGGTATTCAACGTAGCAGTATTGAGGTACACGGTTCCATACGAAGTTTGTTGCAAGTTGAAAGCGGCTGTAAGGGCACCGTTGTTGACTGCCGATGGGTTGGAGGTTCCTCCGTTTGTCGAACCGCCTACTGATATCCACATCGTGCCGGTGTTTGCTGATGAATAGACCGACGTGTCTACTCTGAAATCCTTGGTAAAGTCAAATCCTGTGTTCCACGCTAGAGAACCGTACTGGTTGGTGCTCGATGTTGTCGTAAAATTCCAGCCAGAGGATCCTAAATATGCTCCATTTGTGCCTTGAACAGTAGCAGTAACGATATTGTTCCCGGCAATATTTGGAAAACCAAATACGGATCCGTTCCACATAAACGAAGTTTGACGGCTGAATATGCGAGCATTGGACACCATTGTGAGGTTCCCAGTCACATTCAGAGTTCCTATGTTACCTGCAATTGCAATAACATTTGCCACATTGGCATACGAACCGGTGAGATTTCCATTGATGTCCAAGTTCCCGGTCGCGGGGAGCACACCAGTCAGCTGGGATCCATTGCCGATCAAGTAATTTGCGACGATGTTGCCGAGAACATTCACTTGACCCGTAACAGCCAAATTACTCACGTTCAACTGTGATATGCTGGAGAGCGGTGCTTGACCGGCAATAACCTCTATTTCTACCCAGGGTAACGTGGCGTTGATGGGCCCTGCTGTAGCATTTATATATCCAAGGTCAGCATTCACCGTAGAATATGCTCGCAGGACGACCTGTGTGGAAACACCAGGCGTTATGGTGGCCTCTGCCGTACCGCCCAAATCTCCTATGGCAGTAGCGTTGTTGGTAGACTCCGCTTGCGTCGACTGACTGATGTAAGACGCCGTCGTGAGGTTATACCACCTGTATCCCATGAAGCCTGCCGATGATCCAACAAAAGAACCAATGGACCCCCGAAGTCTGTACGTCTTTCCAGCGGCCAATGTGAACACTCCAGTCGTCGTGTTTCCCACGATGTCCGTGCCGAACACAGTATCTGCGGTCGTAAACACGACGTTCGCGTTAGTTGAACCAGCGATCGCCTGCACCGTGGTCCTACTGTATTTTGCATAACTTGCGGGGACGCCATACACTTGTCCCGTCGAGGTGTAGATGTTCCCGTAAATCGTCAATCCATTGCTCGTCAGGTTGAACACGTTGGCGACGCCGGCGACGCTCATCGTTATGTTGCCACTGTTCACAACAATCACATTGCTGTTTCCGTTGATGATCGTCTGTGTCGTAGAAATAACACCCGTCAGTTGCGACCCATTGCCGATGTAATATGGTGCTGCCACATTGCCTAGTACATTAACTTGCCCGCTGACAGCCACGTTGCCCCCGAGGAACCTCGTGTTGCCCACGTTTCCGCCAGTCGAGATGATGTTTCCGCTGATCGTGAGTCCG